GCGCAATGGCGCGGGCAAATTCATCCTGCCGGCTGCGGAGCAATTCTGCATCGCCCGCATGGTCAATAAACGCAAGCTCCACGAGCACGGCGACTGCATCGGTGTTGCTCAGAACGTACAGACCGTTGACACCGGGCTTTGCTCCCTTCACGCCGCGATCCACCGTTCTGAGCGCATCCACAATCTGATTCTGGATACACTGTGCCAGTGTCTCCCCTGCGCTGCTTCCGTAGAAGTGCCAGACCTCCGTTCCGTTTGCCGTTCCGTTACAGGCGTTGCAGTGAATGGAGATGAATACGTCGGCATCCGCACGATTGGAAGTCGATACGACTTCATGGAGGCTGTCGGATTGGAGACAGCCAACCACCTCCACACCTGCTGCAGCGAGATAGCCCGCAACAAGGTCAGCGACGTTCTTTGCCACATCACACTCGCGCAGCCCATAGCCGCATGCGCCGGGGTCGGGATTCCCGTTCGGGGCGTGTCCTGCGTTTAGAAAGACTTTCATTGTGCTACCTCCTCTACTCTTGGAACGTCCGCATACGGAATGCGCTCACCATCACGTTCCAAAAACACATCTTCAGCATTCCTGTCTTTGCACTGAATGTACCGCCCGACGGCAACATCCACGAACTTCGGCTCAAGTTCCACGCCATAGCAGATACGGTTCAACTGCTCACAGGCGATGAGCGTTGATGCAGAACCAAGGAAGCCGTCAAGAACGATACCGTTCGTCTGCGTACACTGCTTGACGAGATATGCGATAAGCGGCACGGGCTTCGAGGACGGATGTCCGCATCCGTCCTTCTTCGAGTCCTTGATACGATCGAATGCAAAGACGGTGGTCTGCTTCTGGTCGCCATACCACCTATGTCTGCCATCCTTACGCCATCCCCAGATGATCGGCTCGTGGATGTACTTCCAATCCGTCCGTGTGAGGACGAGGCGGTCTTTCTTCCATACCAGCCCCGCGCCAACTTTAAAGCCCGCATCCTCATAAGCGTCATGAAAGATACGGGCTTTTGCTGTTGCGTAGAATACATAGATGGAAGCGTCCGTTGCCATTGCCGAGTGGAATGCGGTAAAAGCGGATTTGAGGAACTCGTAGGCGTCCTTGTCATTCAGATCATCGTTCTTGATCTTCCCGGAGGAACTTTCCAGAGCCACAAAATACGGCGGGTCCGTACATACGAGATTTACCTTCTCACTGCCGAGCAGACATTCATACGTCTCCGGCAGTGTGGAATCTCCGCAGATGACACGGTGCTTGCCGAGATGCCATACATCTCCTGTTTTGGCGACACATGGCTTTTGCAGTTCTGCGTCCACATCGAAGTCATCTTCCTGCGCTTCACCATCGTCCAGTGAGAGCAGGTCGGCAATCTCCGCTTCATCGAAGCCTGTGAGCGAGATGTCAAAGTCCATATCCTGCAACGCTTCCATCTCGACGCGCAGCATATCTTCATCCCATCCCGCATCGAGTGCGAAACGGTTGTCTGCGAGGATGTACGCTTTCTTCTGAGCCTCGGTCAGATGATCGACGAATACGCACGGCACATTCTCCATGCCCTCCGCCCGCGCCGCCGCAACACGTCCGTGTCCTGCGAGAATGCCGTAGTCCTTGTCGATGATGACGGGACTGACGAATCCGAACTCGCGTAGACTTCCGCGCAGCTTGTTGATTTGTTCGGGCGAGTGCGTCCGTGCATTGTTGGCATACGGGACGAGCCTCTCGATTGGAACGAGCTTCATCTCCGATGTTGTTTTGTTCAAATGAATCCCTCCTTACTTCCTCGAACTCAGCAGCCGTTCCATGCGATCCTCTTGCGGAGAGCCGACGAATGTAGTCGTGCAGTTCTGCTTTACGATGTCGAATATCTCATACCAGAGCAGATTGGACTGTTTCTGGAATGCCTGCCCCATCTGGACAAAGGGGCTTGCAATCGCCCCGCCTGTGGTCGGATGCTTGCCGATGAGCCCATATTGACTCATTGCCTCCTCGCACTGGATAAAGCGGGCAAATGCCTGCGCGTAGCTTTCAATCAGGCGAGGATTCACGAGACGCTCACAACCGCGCTCCTTGAGCCACAGCCACGTCTCGCGGAAAATCTCGTCTGCACCGAGCGGCTTTCCATTCCGCTGACGCGCCGATAGGTACTCGCTCGGATTCGGCATCTCCTCACCGTAGAGGTCGGCGGCATCCACAAGATCTGTGCCGTCCAGTTCCGTCATGGGGAACTCCATGATGTGCGCCGTTCGCCCGCCCGCAATCTTATCTGCCAGTGGCTCGGGTTTGTCTCCCGCCCGGATGCGCCGTCCTCCGCGATTTGTTCCGTCACGCGCCATCTTCCCGCCCCCTTCCTTTAATACCCTGTTTGAACCGACGTTTTTGTGCGTACGCCCCCTCCCCGGTCCAGTAGCGGCGCGGTTTTAGAGATTTGACCGCCCCCTCCCTAGTCACGAGTATATGTTTTGCTTTACATCGTAAACCTAACAAGCTATACTGTTTCTAAAAGAAAGGAGCGTGCTCATTATGTCAACTGTCCCTACTCAAATAAGAATTGACCGAAACATAAAAGAACAGGCTGGTGCGTTGTTTTCCGGGCTTGGTCTGGATATGTCCGGTGCCGTTAATATGTTTCTTCATCAGTGTGTCCTTCGTGGGGGTATCCCATTTTCTATCGAAATGCCCCGTTATAAGCAAAGCACCTTGAGCGCTATGGAAGAAGCAAGAAGAATCTCTCGCGATCCAAACGTCCCTAGCTATGACAACATGGATGACTTGAAGAGGGCATTGGAAGAATGACCTATCACATCAAGTTCACCACCGCTTATAAGAAAAGTTACAAGCGTGCCAAGAAACGCGGCTTGAACCTCAAGCTACTGGATGATGTTGTCGATGAGTTAAGGCAAGGGCGCAAACTCGATGCCAAATACCGTGACCATGCACTTCATGGCAATTGGGAGGGATTTCGTGAGTGCCATATTCAACCGGATTGGCTTTTGGTTTACCTCGTTGAAAATGACATCCTAACCTTGACCCTCGTCGAGACCGGAACTCATGCAGATATATTCGATGAATGAGCTGTCCATTTAGGACGGCTTTTTTCTTTGATGAATCCGCTCATGGCACGATACGCAGAGCGACATCAAATTGCGCTCATCATGTGTGCCGCCGTCGGCGAGAGGTCGAATGTGATGCACAAGCGTCGCAAGAACATATCTGCCCTGTTCTTTGCATTTCTCGCAGAGCGGATGCCCTGCCAAGTGACGATCACGAATCCTGCGCCACGCGCTGCCGTATCTGGCGTGCTTATCATACCCACGCGTGAAGTGGTCGTAGTGCTGCTGCATGACTTTCTCATGCATCTCGCAATAACAGCTCTTTCGATCTGTAAGATTCGGACATCCCGTCATGCGACAGGGGCGCTTTGGTTTTCTCGGCATTGCACTTCTCCATCAAAAAAGCCCTCTCGGAGAATTGCTTCTCCGAGAAGGCTGATTCCATATCCTATTTTTGCTGAGTCTATCATATCACTGTCAACCCTATGAACGCAACGTGAACCTTTGTGAACTTATGTGAACTCGGATGAACTCTGCTGTCTTTTTTCCAAAATTTTTTCAACTTCATCCAGAGCCTTGCCATGAATCTTGTGTACCCACCGAATGCTGACACTCATATCCGATGCAATCTCTTCCCACGATTTGAAGCTGTGGTAGCGACACTCTAGCACCATCTGAGCGTTTTCGTCCGCGACCTGCCAGATCGTATTCATGATCTCGAGTTTCAGACTGATCAGACGGTCGATGTCCGCATTGATCTCATCTTCCGTGTCGGTCAGCCGAGCAATGATGGTCTCCATCCGCTGATTGTTCGGACTTGGACTCTTTGGCATGTCGCTGATGACGGCGCTCACATTTGTTGCCATGTCACGCAGCCGCGATACATGGGCAACCTTATCATTGATGCGTCGGTCAATGTTCCATGCCTGACTCAGATACTCTTTTGCCGTCATGCAAATTCCCCCTCTAGCTGTTGGAGAAGCCACTCTCCGTTTATACTCGTCAGCTGGCCGAACCATGCAGAACGGAAGAACCGCTCCGTCTCAGAGCGCATCGCTGCCGCTGCAATATTCTCTGCGTCTTTGGCAAGAGCCGTTCGTGCCCACCGATAGTCTTTCGCCGCCTGTTCGACGATGGCGTTTGCCAGAATCTCATAGTTCATGATGATACCTCCGCTTTGACGGCTTCAATCAGTGCCGTCTGTGTCTTGTCCTTCCGTTTCAAGGCACGGAGGATTCTCTCGTCAATCGTGCCCTCGGCGATGATATGCTGCACCACCACAGTGTTTGAGT